ATACAAGGATTTGATCCGCAGCGGGATTATGACGCTTTCACAAGTGATTGCCTTGCATGGCGGTGACTTTGAGGATCAGATGCGTCAACGGCAGCATGAGCTGGCAACTGCTGATGAGCTGGGCATTGTGCTTGACACCGATCCATCACAGGTATCAAGCAATGGCGTGTCTCAATCGGTGCCAGTGCCACCAACTGAGCACCCCGCAGATCACGACAACGAGGAGGACTAATGGCAAAGGTAGGTGACACCAAGATCAACCTCACGCCAACGGAGGGCATGAGAGCTGAGGCTAGGCGCTACAAAGCGTGGAAAGCAGACGGCAAGCCTGGCGGCACGAACGTTGCAGCCAACCGCGCAAACCAGATTTTGTCTGGCGGGGAGTTGTCGCCTGACGTTGTAATTCAGATGAACGCATGGTTTGCTCGCCATGAGGTAGACAAAAAAGGCAAAGGCTTTAGCCCTGGTGACGATTACCCCTCCCCTGGTCGGGTAGCATGGGCGGCATGGGGGGGTGACCCCGGACAAACATGGAGTGCTATGAAATCAACCGCCATTAAAAACGCAGAAGACCGCGCAATCGAAGAGATTGACGAGGAAGCTGCTGTGGAGGAAACCTATCGCGCTGAGCCCGGCGGCCTAAAGGTTGGTGACTTTGTGGAATGGGACAGCAGCGGTGGCATGGCACGAGGCAAGATCACCCGCATCATCAGGGAAGGATCGGCTGAAGTACCTGACTCTTCATTCACCATCAACGCAACAGAGGACAACCCTGCTGCCTTGATCCGGGTGTACCGGGAGGATGATGGCAGCTACGAGGAGACTGACCGAATCGTTGGGCACAGGTTTTCAACGCTTACCAAGATCGCAGCTTTGCGCTTCTTGGAAGGCAAGATCCTGACCAGAGCAACAAGCACCGAATTTGCTGAGGCAAATGACCGGCGATTCACCTTCTCCTTTGCAAGTGAAACACCTGTAGAGCGGTACTACGGCATGGAGGTGCTCAGCATGGATGAAAAATCCATGGATATGGCGCGTTTAAATGACGGTGCTCCACTGCTTTACAACCATGATGTAGACCGCATTATTGGCGTTGTTGAAAGGGCCTACATCAAAAAGAAACGTGCCTATGCCGAGGTAAAACTTGCCAACAACGACCTAGGCCGTGAAATGCAAGAGCTGATTAAGGACGGAATCATCCGCAATGTCAGCTTTGGCTACAAGATTAATAAGATGGAAGAGGATAGGACCACCACCCCGGTGACTTATCGTGCTACCAGCTATCAACCGTTCGAGATCAGTCTAGTTACCGCGCCTGCTGACGCATCAGTAGGCCTAGGCCGTGCCTTCTATCATAATGAAGACACACAAGCGGCTTCAGCCGTCCAGTCAACCCCTAACAACGGAGTTCAAACAGTGGATCAACCTGTCAACCTTGATGCTATCCGCGCTGAAGCTGGCCAAGCTAAAGCGAGGGAATTTGCTGAAATGATTGCCCTTGGGCAACGCACCGGAAACTCTGAGCTAGCTCAAGAGTTTATTTCCAACTCTCGTGGCCTGGACGAACTTCGTTCAGCACTGCTTGAGAAGATGGGCGTGAAAGAAAAGCCCGTCAACCCTAAGGATGCTGAAATTGGCCTCAGCACTGCTGAGCGCAAGCAGTTCTCCTTCCTTCGTGCCATCAATGCTCTAGCTCACCCCAACAGCATTGAGGCTCAACGGGCTGCTGCTTTTGAGATGGAAGTTAGCCGTGCTGCACAGCAGAAATCCGGCAAGGAGGCTCGTGGCTTCCTTGTGCCTGCTGATGTGCTTGGTTATGGCCGCCGGGACCTGACGGTTGGCTCTGCCTCTGCCGGTGGCGATTTGGTTGCTACTGAGCTGCTAAGCGAAAGTTTCATTGACCTGCTCCGCAAGGCACTTACGTTGCAGACCGCTGGCGCAACTGTGCTCACGGGTCTTCAAGGCATGATTGCTTTGCCTCGGCAGAGTGGCGGCGCGACCGTGTTCCACGTTGCGGAATCCGCCGGGATCACAGAATCAGCTCTGACTGTGGATCAGGTGACAATGCAGCCTCGCACCATTGGTGCGTTGACTGACTACTCAAGGCGCCTGCTGCTCCAGTCCACCATCGACATTGAAAGCCTTGTCCGCCGTGACTTGGCCACTTCAATTGCGATTGAGGTTGAGAACCAAGCCATTAACGGTACTGGCGTGGGCTCTCTGCCTTTGGGCTTCCTGAACACCACCGGCATTAACACCGAATCTGGCTTTACCACGTTCGTTGACTATGTGAACGCGGAAGCTTCCTTGAGCACCGACAACGCTCTGCTTGGCAGCTTGGGTTACATGATGAACGCAGCCCTGCGTGGCACCCTGAAGACGACTGAAAAGTCTGCTACAGGCACCAGCGCCAACTTCATCTACGAGACAAACAACACCATCAACGGCTATCCAGCCTACGTCTCGAACTCGATGCCAAACAGCACTGCGGTGTTTGCCAACTTCAGCGACATTCTGATTGGCTTCTATAGTGGCCTTGACATCATGGTTGACCCGTACACCGGCTCTGCCGCCGGAACTGTGCGTGTGATTGCCATGCAGGACTATGACGTAGCCATCCGTCATCCTGAGTCAATCTGCAAGATGTCCTGATAGCCAAGGAGCAGCCAATGCGTATCCAAATGCTGCGTAGCACCATTGTTGACCTCGTCCAGGTCAGCGTTGGCGACATCGTAGAAACCAGTGACCAAGCCTCTCGTTTGTTAATTGGTATTGGAAAAGCAATGGCAGCTCCTGCTACTCATGAAGTTGTGATTACGGACCAAGAGCCTCAACCTGCTAAACTCACCACCAAACGGAGAAAGACCAATGATCCACAACCTTGGAACTAAAACAACCCTAGGTAGCTTGCTTCCTACCCTGTCTCGTACTGCCAACGCCAACGGCACTGGCTTTGACTTGCAGGGCAGTAATGACGCAGAAGGCGATGCTGTCGTAATCCTTGATTGCGGCGCAGCAACTGCGGGCACAAGCCCGACCTACAACGTCAAACTGCAAGACTCGGCTGACAACACCACGTTTACCGACATCACTGGCGCGACTTTTACTCAAGTCACAAGCACGGCCTCGCAGCAAAAGCTCAGCTTCAACGCAAACGACGTTAATCGATATGTTCGTGCTGTCGCAACCATCGGTGGCACCAGCTCACCTGCATTTACTGCTTCCGTGACCTTGCTGTTCAGCAAGAAGTACGGCAACTGATCCTAATGGCGATTACAGACACCCTTGCATTTCTTAACACTGACGAATTTGGCGTTACTTGTCAAATTGGCGCAGATCCAAGTTTTGTTGGGATTCTGGATTCGCCAATGGAGCAGCTAGCAGGCGGCATGGCGTTGACGCGGGAGTATTTGCTTTATGCAAAGACCTCTGATGTCAGCGCCACTGTCCGTGGCAGTGCAATTACGGTTGATGGTGCTTCTTACACGGTCAGGCAAAACCTGCCGGTCGATGACGGTCTATTTAGCGAGCTGCTGCTAAGCAAGGTGTAACCATGGCTGACACACGCCGCGAACTGATCCTTGCAAGGCTTAAGACCAACCTAGACACCATTGCAGGCGCAACGGTCTACAGAAGCCGTGTAGAGCCCTTAGCCCGTGGTGAGGTGCCTGCTGTGATCGTTGAGGCAGTCAGCGATCAGCCAACTGATACAAACTTTTTTGACAAGCTTGATTGGACCTTGCGGGTGCGGATCAGCACCTTGGTCCGAGCAGCCATACCTGACGACGACTCCGACACATACACGCAGCAGGTGCATCAAAAGCTGATGGCTGATCAAACAGTCAATGGTTACGCCCTTGACCTGACCCCAGACCGCACAGACTTTGCGCTGTTTGAGGCAGACATACCCTTGGCGATCATCAGCCAAGATTTCCTTGTGCGCTATCGTACAAGCAGAACTTTGCTCACCAGCGCCTAGTGCTATGGCTAAAATTGACAAAGAGGTGCCCACCCCCGGATTAGGCGGCAGTTACTTGTTTGACCCTAAGACCGGAAGCCTTACACTGATCACAGAACCCCCCGCCCCCACTGACAATGGCACTGACTCGCAAGAAGTTCCTAGTAGCGAAGATTGAGAGCACCTACGGGACAGACCCAGTGCCTGTTGGAGGCAGTAACGCAATTCAAGT